TCTCTGGATCTGTGGGAACCGCGAGCTGGTGCAGCACCGGGTCTTCATGCCCCTGAGCATCAAGGGACCGTTCCCCACCTATGATGTGAGCGGCGGCACCTCGAAGCTGGTGGCAGCCGATCAGTATTACGCTGAGGAGTTCAACGTCACGGAAAGCACGGTGCCCGAGAAGGGCGCGTTCGTTCCGGTTGAAGCGGCCGCCTCGTAGGATAGCACTCAGCTATCAACCCTCAGTTGTTAGTCCCCTTCCCCACTTCGGTGGGGGAGGGGAATTCCGGAGAACATCGCGTGAACAAGAGCTGGTCCAAGCCTGTTGATTTTTTTGCAACACGCATACATTACATCGATCATATAGCGCCGCTTTGGAGTGCGCTGGATGAGTCGGTGCGTGGATCGTTCTATGTTCCGGAGTTGATCGGGGCATATGCGGCCGGCAAGGGTCTGGACGTGGTGGCGCTGAAACCGCCAGGGGTCAACAATAAACTGCAGGTGGCCCCCGATGGAGATGGTCCGCTGGTGACGTGCTCCTATGGTGATCTGCAGCTGGCTCTGCACAAGAAACCCCGACGGCCAATGATCTTCATGCAGCATGGAATCGGTCTCTCGTTTGCCCACAGCGCCTATGCTGGCGGAGCAGGCATGCAGCGTGATGTAATGCTCTTCCTGGATCCCAATCAGCATACGCGGGATCTGATTGCAAAGACATTTCCGCATAAACCAGGTTTCGTGATCGGTACTCCAAAGCTGGATAAGATGGTGGATCCACAAAACTGGAAATCCGGTAATTGGCAAGCGCAGGGGAGAAAACCTGTTGTTTGCATCTCCTTCCACTGGGATGGGCATGCGGTTGCACCAGAGGCAGGCAATGCCCTGGCTCATTACAAGGCTATCCTGCCGCTGCTGGCAGAGAGCGAGCAGTTCACCCTCATTGGTCACGGTCATCCAAGGATCATGGATGCCCTGGCGGATATGTACCGGTCCTGTGGGATCGAGCCGATCTGCAGCTTCGAGGAAGTAATGCAGCGTGCAGATCTGTATGTGAATGATTGCTCCTCCACGATGTATGAGTTCCTGGTCACGGGTAAGCCGGTGGTGATCCTGAACGCTCCGTGGTTTCGGCAAGGTATACATACCGGGATCCGCTTCTGGGAATATACCGACATCGGGCCGCAGGTGAATCAGCCCGAGGAGCTTCTGCCCGCGATCCTGGGGCAGCTGACAGTTGAAGAAGATATTTATGCCGCAAGCCGCGAGAGAGCTGTAAAGGACCTGTATCCCTATTTGGGAGAGTCTGCGAAGCGGGCCGCAAACGTGATCGAGGAGTTCGTGCTATCAAAAGGGCCGAGCCATCCGAAGATCGATCGTGTGGCAGGCGAAACCATTGGCATCGTTTACATGGGATTTGGCGCACGTGCGGCAAAGGAAATTCGCAAGAGCATGATGTCGCTGAGAAACGTGGGAGTGCAGATCCCTGTCTGTGTGGTGGGTGATACGCCGGTGAAGGGCGCGCAGTGCATCGAGTGGGCGGGACAAAGCCCGTTCGATGCAGACCAGCGGAAGAATTTCCAGTTCAGGGCAGGACGTGTCAAACCGTTCCTGGCAGGCCTGACGCCCTTCGAGCGGACCCTGTACATCGATGCGGACACAGAATTTATGTCCGATATCACAAAGGGTTTCGAGCTGCTGAGCGAATACGATCTGGCACTGGCGGAGGAGCTCTTGACGATTGGACAGCTCTATAACAAACCTCTCGCCGGCTGGGAGATCAACATCATCGAGCGCGATGCCACGATCGAGGAGCTGGGGGGGGACCGAGATATTAAGTTCCTGAATTCAGGCGTCATCTTCTTTAGGAAAACTGAACAGGTCCTGGCGCTCTTCGAAACCTGGGGCAGGCAGTGGCTGCGCTGGCAGCAGTGGGATGAACAGCTTTCCCTGATGCGGGCCCTGCATGAGTGCCCGGTGAATTACAAGGCATTATCTGTGGATTGGAATCATCCACATCGCCATCTGGCGAAAATCATTTTTCACAATTACGGTCGAGGAACGGCACGAATAAACGTGACCTCCCCAGAAGGAATTCAACATGCAACAGCCAATCAGTGAGATTTTAGCGGTACAGAATGCTCAGGGGATCCGCCCATTGAGTGAGATCAATGAGCGTGAATGCCTGGCACGACTGGCCAGTGCAGTCCCAGCAGGCGGCACGATCATGGAGATCGGCTGTCTCTACGGCGGCACCACGGGTGTCCTGGCGCTTGCCAACCCGCAGGCGCAGGTGATGGCTGTTGATAACTTCTCCTGGCATCCCCCTGATGACATTCCCACAAGCGCTGCGCTCGTTCGGGAGAATATGAAGTTGATCGGTGCAGGGAATGTGGATGTTATCGAAGGTGATAGCTGTGTGCTTGGCAAATTCTGGCATGGGCCCATCGATCTGCTTTGGGTGGACGGTGGTCACACGTTCGAGATCGCCTATGCAGATCTCAGCAACTTCGGGCCGCATGCCCAGGTGATCGCAGTCCATGATTATCACAATGGCTACTGGGCTGGCGTAAAGCAGGCCGTTACCAAGTTCCTGGAAGAGCATGCCGAATTCAAGCTGGTCGAAGTTGTGCACTGGGTGGCAGTGCTGAGGAGAAAAGCGTGATCGAAGAGCTGCGGGACCTGTATCAGGGTCAAACTGCATGGATCGTGGGGAAAGGTCCAAGCCTGAGATTCTTACAGGCTGGGCATTTCAGCGCGGGACCGGTCATCACGATCAATGAGTCGATCCTGATCGTGCAGGAGCTGGGACTGTCCAATCCGATCTACAGCATGCAGAAGGATGGCGATGCAGGGATCGGAAAGGCAGTCTATCCGCATCCTGATATTCCGGTGATCTTGCAGCGCCCTGGTTACTCTGAGCGCAGCCTGCTCGAGCACCCCCTGCGGATGTGGGTTTCGCCCGAGCAGGACTTCGGTTTTTTGCATACCGAGATGAGTGTGCGATTGTGCGTTGGCATTGCGAAGGTTATGGGCTGTGCAAAGATCATGTTCGTATGCTGTGACTCACTGGTCAATGACGATGTGCGCCGGATGGACGTTGAGACCCACACAATCGTCACTGCAAATTCCAATGCTTACCGATACGTCAAGCCGCATGTGTTGAAGGATGTCGAAAATATCCCGCATGGGTTTGTTCTGCCAGAGCCGAACGGGAGCGCAAAGCAATGAAACATACCGATCAGGAACTGATTGCGATGTACGATGCATATTACAAAGCGGACCCTAACAAATGGGCGCACGGTCAGAGGAATGGTTTCGCGTTTGCGTCTGCAGCCAGGTCCCTGGGCGGCAAGCCTCCGAAGAACTGCCTGGATATTGGGTGCGGCGTGGGACATACTCTGGAATTTTTCCAGGAGCGCTGGTCGGACGTTGAATATTTCGGGATGGATTTCTCGCCTGAGGCAATCAGGCTGGCTTCTTCCAGGGTTCGCAATGCGAAATTCCACTGCGGTTTCCTGGCAGAGTCCAATCCATTCGATGAGCCGTTCGAGGTGATCCTGATGCTCGGTGTGATGGAGCACCTGGAAGATCTCGAAGTTGGACTGAAGCAGGTGAAGGCGTTGCTTGCCCCGGGCGGGATCTGTTACACGGAGATCCCGAACTGCATTGGATATCCGACCACAACGGACAAGACAGAAGGATTTCGCCAGCTCAACACCGGCAATCATCAGTATGAGTGGCATCTATTCCGACCCACCTGGGACGCAAAACTGCAGGAGGCTGGTTTCGAGATCGTTGAGCGTCTTACAGGACCATCCATCTATACAGAATTTTGCTACATCTTGAAATGAGTCAAATATGAGCAAATTACTTTCTGACCTGGTTGAGCAATTGGCGCTGGATGTTCCAGTGGTTGACAGCATTCCCACGGCAGTCCAATATGAGAATGCAGTGAAGGATGCGGTCCGTGACTTCTCCGAGCGCTGCGGACTGGAGCAGATCGCCACACTCAATGTGGTGCCAGGCACAGCGACTTATACCCTGGCTTCCGATTTCCTGAAGATGATCGTTCTGGAAACTTTCGAGTCCATCGATGGCGTGATCATCTCCTCAGCTGGATTGATCCCAACCAATGTCAGTTACGAAGAGCGCTTCACGATCCGGAACGGTCAAATCACATTCTGGCCGACGCCCACCTATACGATGGCACGTGACTATCGATACAAGGCTGCCTGGATCGGCACAGACGTGCCGGCAGACGCATCGGTGGCAGCGGATGTGAACTATGAGACGATGGGCGAGCGTGAAGCCCGGATCATCCTGTTGAAGGCACAGGCAACCGCATTGACGAAGCAGGCAAATGCCCAGGATGGCACCTCGATCAAATATTCGTTTGGCGCTGTGAGCGAAGATCTCAGCAGCGGTGGTGAATCCTTGCGCAAGAGCGCCAAGGCGCTGGAAACTGAATATGTCGAGGCATGCAGAGATTACAACGGTCAGCATGCCGCGTATGGAGATTGATCATGGAGCCTAAAAAGTTTCCGCAAGCCAACAAGGATCTACTGAAGCCCCAGGGCTGGACCGATGAAGAGTGCGGCAGCCTGCCAGTCTACACAGATGGCAAAGTATGCATCTCGCTCTGGCAGATGACCTGGAAGGAAAGATTCTCCGCTCTGTTCTTTGGGCGGATCTGGCTGTGGGTATACAGCGGACAAACACAGCCGCCAGTATCTCTGATGGCAACGAAGCAGATCTTCGAGGATAAGAAGCCGTGAACACAAGTTTTTATCAGGCACGAATGCGGAAGATCCGGGCGAGGAATGAGGTCTCGCTCGCCATTCGGCGCGGTACCACCACGCTGGCAGCCCAGTCCATGCGCATCGAGTATGCCGGCGCAAGGGCATTCAAGCTGCAGAGTGATGCAGCTCGGGCAGCTCAGCAGGCCGTGTACATCCTGGGTGAGCCTGATATGGATATCCAGAATGAAGATCGGCTGACCTACGATGGCAAGCTGATCAAGATCGTTTTCATCCAACCGAATCGCCTGGCTGCAACGATCGCTGAGGGAGTAGTGGAGCAATGAAAGACGGTTTCGAGTGGGTTGTCTCTCCGAAGGTGATCGCCGATGGGCTGGAAGCGTACGGGCAGAAAGCCCTGACAGCTATCCAGGCTGTGGCGGATTACTGGGGGCAGTCCATCCAGGACGAAGCCAGGGAGAACGCGGTCTGGGAAGACCGGACCGGCAATGCCCGCGGCGGCCTGGTCTTCGCGGTGGATGGTTTCGGGCTGGAGACATTGACCGGCGAAGTGACTCCGGAAGCGAAGAGCGAGATGAGCGACGTTGGTGTGGAAAGCGGTGATGCCAATACGTTGATCATCACACTCGGTCACACTGTTTTTTATGGCAAGTTTCTGGAATTATCCAATGGCGGTCGCTACGCCATCATCATGAGCACGATGGAAGGCAACCTTCCGAAACTAGAGCGAATGGTTCAGGACGTTTTCAGAGGATGATATGGCATCTTTACGCGATAGAGTAAAAGCATTTTTCAATCCGACGCCTCTCACCTCCCCCACAGGCGGCGAGGGGACCGGCGCGCCTGCGCCGGTGATCCCTGAATCGGTGATCAACAAGTTCCAGGTGGAGCGGACCAGGAATGCGGCCATCAAGGACTGCCGTGGTATGTACGACGCAGATCCACGCGTGGAGAAGATGCACCGGGATTATGCCCGGGATCTCCTGCGCAATGGCTTCCTGATCCAGACGACGGACGCAGCTGCCAAACAGATCGCCGATGAGCTACAGGAACGCCTGGGCCTGAATCAGAAGCTCGAGGACTGGCTGCGGCTTACCATGCGGGACGGTGATTCGTTCCTGGAGGTATCGGTGGACGATGCGCTGCTCATCTCCGGAGTGACACGCAAACCCACACTGCAGGTCCACAGGAATTCGAATGCGGCGGATCAGTTCGAGAACCCCGATCGGGCCTTCTGGATGGCGGAAGAAATGTATGCCGGGCTCGAACCGCCCAAGGATGCCATATGGTTTCCGGTATGGAAAATGATCCATGCCAGGTGGAACCATGACGAAGAGCAGCGCTATGGCAGACCGATGATGAAATCGGCTCGCAAAAGTTTCAAGTACGTGGAAGATGGCGAGTTGAATGTGGCCGTGCGGCGCAAGATCGGCGGGGCACAGATCCGCTCACACTTTGTCGATGGCAGCCCCGCAGATGTCGAGAAATACAAGGCAGATAACCAGGCTTCACTTGGTAAGCTGGCAGCGGTGATCGATCTGTTCTCGAATAAGAAGGGCACTTTGGAAGTGCACCAGGGGGATGGCAATCTCGACAAGATCGCCGATGTTGAGCATCACATTGCCACGATGTTCACAGCCAGCGACATCCCCATGGAGCTGATCGCATATGGCGGTGAGCTGAACCGTGACATCCTGGGCGAGAAGAAAGCCCAGTATGAAGAAATTCTCAACCAGGGACGGGAATGGGCATCTATGCAGCTCATCCGGCCGCTGCTCGAACGCCAGTGGCTATTGCAGGGCATCCTGCCGGCGAGCGTGAAATACAAGGTTATCTGGCGCAAAGCCAAAACGCTCAGCCCTGCAGATCTCCGTGACCTGGCGGACGCCGGTTCCAGGCTGAAGGTGCTGGGTGTGAAGGATGAAATCATTCAGGTCCTGCTCGCCACGTTCCTGCGGGATGTGGATGTGGATATCCTGAATTCGGATGGCTTCAGCGCTGAGCAGTTTGCGAAGTCATTACAAGGAATTAGTATCTAACAAGGAGATCAAAATGCCACCTATTCAAACAGTTCGATGCAAGTTTCGCTGCAATTCCGTCTCCAAGAGATTGGATAGCGGGTATCAAAAAGAACCGAAGTTCATCTATACCTATGAATTCTCTGCTGTTTACAGCGGTAGCGCAGAGAATGAAAGGTTCTTCGCCTACACACCGAGCGGGCAGCTCAATGTCGGTGCGTTCAAAGATGATCTCTTTGAGCCGGGCAAGGAATACTATATCGATATCACTGCCGCACCTGTCCCCGCCTTGGCTGCAGAGTAATAGCGGAGCGTCAAAAAATGGTTTTACTCGCCGAACGCACGAAGAACCAGAAGCTGATCGATCAGCTCGATCAGATCCCACTTGGACGGATGTACCAGGCATCGTTCAAGGCGGTTGTGCGTTTGCATCTGTACTTCACCGGTCGCACGCATGAAATGATGCTGGAGTTTACCGAGAAAGCGGAGGCGGTGATCCTGAAGAAGTCCGGCAAGGAACAGGTGCTGGATGGAACGAGCGGTTACATCGTGCAGACCGAACTTCTGAAGCTATGGGGCGATACCTTCAAGGAATGGTCCGAAGAATTCGAGAAGATCCGCAACGAGGCGGCAGCCATTCCGTTTGGGGTCCTGGCAGTGACACATGAACGATTGGTCATGCCTCTCACCACAAAAGTGGAAGAGTCCGTCCAGGATGGTGTGTTCGGTCCTCATCTGCATATCCTGCTGAATGCGGCCAGTGAGCATCTGTATGGCGATTCATTGGATCTCTCCCAGCGGATCTGGCGCATGGACCGTGAGACACGGGATGGCATCAACACGGTGCTCATGAACGGGATCTCGAACGGCTCCTCCGCCTGGGACATTGCCCAGCAGCTCGAACAGTACATGGGCGCTGGCAAAGATTGCCCCAGGTGGACATCGACGCGGCTCTATGGCAGGACTAAGGGCGAGATCGCTTCCGGCGATACAACCGGCCTGCTCAGCGGCAATGCATGCGATGGACGCGGCGTTTCCTACAACGCCCTGCGCCTGGCTCGCACCGAGATCCAGAAGGTCCATGCGCTGGCCACCGACCGGATCATGGCTCAGCAGCCCTGGGTGGAGAAGGAACAAGTCCACTTAAGCGCAGCTCATCCGGAGACGGATATCTGTGACGACACGGTGAGCGGTGGGGAAGGCGGCAAGGGCATCTATGCTGTTGGTGAGATCGAGCTTCCGCTGCACCCGAATTGCCTGTGCTACAAAACTGCGGTGCTGATGGATGAGAAGGACTTCACGGCGCAGCTGCGCGGCTGGATGACCGGCGATCGGGATTGGCGTGAGATGGACGATTACCAGGACCTGATCGGCGGTGACGTGAATCAATCCATACTGCCCAATGCAATCAACCTGGCGGTGTGGCTCTTTGGTGACAACCTGGAGAAGTGGCTGAAATGAAATTGGTAAAAGCTTGTTTGTACGAAATACTTCTTGCTCATCCATTGTTGATAGTTATTTGTTTGATCCTATGGAAGGTGATGAAATGAGCTTAAGCGACGAAATCAAAGCTGCGCTCGAAGCGGACAGCGACCTGATGGACTATCTCACCGGCGGGATCTACAACGACGTGGAGGAGATCAACCGGCAGAATACTCCCGAGGCTTTCGATGCAAACGGTGAGCTGGAGCCGTGTGCGCTGATCAAGCTGGGCACGGAAAGCAAGCTGCGGAGCGGGATCCTGAATTCGGTCAATACGCCGATCACCATCTATTTCTACCAGCGTGCAGGCTACAACATTATCGAGCCTGCCATGGACCTGGCATACGTTGACCTGAACGATAAGAAGATCGGCAGTCACGTCTGGAATATCGAGTACGACATTGCAGTGCATCAACAGCGGGACACGGCTTTGGATTGTGCCCTTGGCTCGCTGAGATTTGTAGCGAAGCGGATGCGTGAGATCGAAGTAGCAGGATCGTAATCGCTTCGCAAAAATAAAAAGGAGATTCGACATGAGTTTAGATACACATCCAAAACCGTTCGGGCTGAATGACATCAAGTTGCAGCCATATGCTGGTGGAGCTACCGTAGACCTGCCGGCATCCGTGAAGTGCACCGTCAAAGAGCGGGTCAAATCCGCTGAAGGACCTGGCGATGACATGCTCTCGACGGTGGTCTCTGTGCGTGACGCGGTGGAGTGGGAGCTGGAAGCCACCGGCTTGCCGCTCGAAGCGCTGGCGGTCATGTACGGCGCGACCACCGGCACCACCGGCAGCACGCCGAACCAGGTCAAGACCCTGAAGCATCAGGGCGGTGTGCGCCTGCCATATTTCAAGATCTATGGCAAGAGCGTGGGCGAAGGCGATGACGATGTTCATTGCGTCATCTACAAAGCCAAAGTCACAGAGGGTCTGGACACTGCCAACGAGTATGGCAATTTGCAGAAGAGCACCATCAAAGGCATCGGCATCGATGATGGTTCCAATGGCGTGTATGACTGGGTGCAGAACGAGACCGCTGCCGCCCTGCCTTCCTCGTAGCAGGTGAGCGATGGCAAAACAAAATAATCTCAAACGAACGGAACAATCCCGGCTGGATAAGCGTGCCATGCTTGCTCAGTGGCGTGCCAGCCGGGTAAAAGACCTCACTCTGCCCAGTGGACTGGATCTTAAAGTGCGTGACGTGAGCATGACCGATCTGATGCTCAGCGGCAGGCTGCCTGACAGCATGCTGGATTTCGCGCAGGACGCTAGCGCACAGGGGGCGAAGGACATCGATCTGAAAGCTATGGTGAAGAATGGACACGATTTCCAACTGCTGATCGATGAGGTTGTCATGCTGTGTGTGGTCGAGCCGCCGATCGCCAAGCAGCCCGATGATGAGCATCTGGGTATCGACGAGCTGAACGGCGACGATAAGATGTTCATCTTCAACTGGGTGAACCGGGAGGTGGAGCAGCTGCGCCCCTTTCGCGAGGGAGAAGCTCAACCTCCTGCGGCTGTATAACCTTGCCACTGCTTACGGTAAAACTCCCAGTGATTTCTTCCAGCTCGAAACGGAGATCGGACGCTGGGCGCTCGATGAAGCCTGCCTGAAAATAGGCAGACGGGTTGAGAACAACACGAACAATGGCAAGGAACCGTTTTACGGATTTGGCTCTTCCACCCCGAAACGCTCCGGCAGCTTTCGCAGTGCGAAATCGCTGGTGACTAAAAAGGTCAAAATCAAACCTGATGGAACCTGGTGATCAATGTCAATTCAATTAGGATCTGCATATGGCAAAGTTGCCCTCGATGTTGCCGGCCTGCTGAGCGGTGTGGCAAAAGGCAAGGCGGGGTTGACCAGCCTTGCCGCAACCGGTGTTCAGGTCGGCGCTGCCATGAAGAACGTTGGCAATATGATGACCCTCGGTCTCACATTGCCTATTGTAGCAATGGGTGCAGCATCCATCAAAGCAGCCAGCGATTTCGAGGAGACGAAGAATAAAGCGATAGTTGTCTTTGGCGAGATGTCGGATAGCGTTGTTTCCAATGCGAACAAATCAGCCACGGCGCTCGGTATCAGCAAAACCCAATACCTGGATTATGCATCGTCGATCGGCGCTGCCCTCAAAGCCGGTGGAATGAGTGTAAAAGAATCCACAGAGCTTTCAGAGCAGGCAGTTAAACACTTCGCAGATCTCGCCTCGTTCCATAATTCTCAGGTGCAGGATGTGGCCCTTGCCTGGCAATCTGCTATTCGCGGGCAGTATGAACCGATCCAGCGCTTCTTCCCGTTCATCACAGATTCCTATCTGAAAACATACGGTGTTGCCAATGGGCTGGTAGATTCGAATACGAGTAAGCTGACCGCCAATCAGCGGGCGATCATCCTCAATGCCATCGCTCTCGACGAAAGGCTAAATCCGGCGCTCAACGATTTTGCTGAAACATCGGGCGGGCTGGCTAACCAGACACGCATCCTGAAAGCTCAATGGCAGGACGCGCTTGTTACCCTAGGGCAAAACCTTTTACCAATCGCGTTGAAGGTGGTTTCAGCTCTCAACAGTATGCTGGAAAAATTCAATCAATTAACACCGGTACAGCAAAAGATGATTCTCGGCTTTCTGGGTTTGGTAGCACTTGCCGGTCCATTGATTTCCTTCCTTGGCACGGTCGTCACTATCATTTCAAGCATCGCCGGGCTCATCGGGACACTCTCCACGATGGGAATTTCCCTGGCTGGGATCGGGGCGATTATCACTGGTACGGTGATCCCGGCGATCATAGCAGTTGGTAGCGCATTGCTGCCTGTCCTGATCGTAATCGGTGCGCTGATCCTTGTCATTGGACTTCTCTATCTTGCCTGGAAAACGAACTTCCTGGGCATACGGGATATCATGAACACATCGGTTAAATTCTGGACAGCACTCCTCAGAGCTTTCTTCGCCTTCCTGCGCGGTGATACCAAGGCGGCAACGGAATACGCGAAAGAAGCCTTTACCATTTTTGGGGATCATATCAATAAGGTGTTCCTGAAACTCTTCGGGATCAAAGATGCCTGGGGCAAATTCCTGGAGTTTATGCGGAATGCACTGGGCAGATTGGTATCCTACATCACCAACGTTTTCACGAAAACCAACTGGTCTCAGCTGGGGAGATACATCACCCTGGGAATCGCAAATGGGCTGCTGGGAGGCATCCCGGCGCTGGTCCTTGCAGCTGCAAAAGCCGGCGAAGCGGCGCTGGCAGCCATCAAGAAAAAGCTGGACATCAAATCTCCGAGCGGCGCATTCGAAAAACTTGGAATGTACAGCGCGCAGGGATATCAGATCGGTCTGGCGAAATCCATGAAACCGGATGACATTGCCCGGACTATGGCGCGACCGGTGAATCAAATGTCCAGTTCACAGCAGCAGCATGTCACCGTGCAGCTTTCCAGCGGTCTCACCATACAGCAGGCCAGGGAGATGATCGCTGCGAATAATGAGCAGATGATGAACACGATCATCGGCGCATTGGGAGGCGGGTGATGGCTGAATTCTCGATCGGTACGACGCTCGGAGGTATGACGAACCTGGACAGCCTGACCACGCCGGTGGTGGAGCCGAAGTCATCCTATCTGCCCTATGCACGCACGGTCAATAAGGGAGATGGAGGCAGGCGGGGCGTGGGATCTCCAATGGCAGTCTGGGACTTCGCCCTGCTGAGCGTGGAAGAGCGCGACCAGCTCAAAACATTCTGCGCCGGCGCATCTGCGGCGGTCTACATCCGCACGAAGCTGAATGATGATACCTATGCAGACTTC